CAAATAAGAAATTAAAATGGGATACGTTAAAAGTATGCTTCCAGAAGATTGGGAACCACCGTATTCTGGAAGATTTTTAGGTGATAAGATTAAATACTTGTGTATAGGCAGTGAACAAGTTGAAGCTGAATGGCTATCTAGATGGTACAAAGTACCAGAAGAAGAATGCGTATATCGTAAATATAATAAGCTATTTGGCGGAGTAAATAAAAATGAATATGCTAACTGTAATCTTATTGAGTTAGTACCATTACCTGAAGGAAGTAACTATGACCAAAAACTTAAAGAACTTAAAACAGAGAGGTTACTAAATGGCTATGACCTACGGTAGTATTGACAAGAAAAAAGAAAAAATAGTTACAATCAAAATGTATAGAGGAATTGTAGATAAAGTTTACGGTCTACCAAAAGGCTATTTATACAAAGTGATAGATGATGAAGAAGAAGACGAAGAAAAAAAGAATACTCTATATTATCCAAATGACGAGGAGGAGAAATAATGGCATTTAAATATACAAATAAGAATAATCTTACATTACCATTAGCAGTGTTTTTATTAAACGATACATATGCTTATGATGATAGGCCTAATGCTATTAGTGCTACTAGTTTATTAAAACCTTTACGTGAACTAGTACTCTCCATGCAACATAAAGATCTAAATAAAACCGTAGATATTGCGGACATGGGTGCAGCTCGTATGGGATCTGCTATACATTCTGCTTGTGAAGCAGCATGGAAAAATGAAGATACGGTAAGAGAAGCTTTAAGAACATTAGGTGCAGGAGACGGTGCCGTAAGAAACGTAAAAATAAATCCTACAGAAGTAAAACCCGGAGATACACCTATATATGTAGAACAAAGAGTAGAAAAAGAAATAGATGGATTTATTATTTCTGGACAATTTGATCTAGTATTAGCTGGAACTGTTAATGATTATAAATCTGCTACTGTCTGGAAATACATTTATGATAGTGATCGAGATAAATATGTTAAACAAGGCAGTATTTATAAATGGCTTAACCCAGACAAAATTACAGAAGATATTATTAATATTAATTACATTTTTACGGATTGGTCACCATCTAAAGCTAGAGAAACAAAGAACTATCCACCATTTAGGACAGCCCATAAAGCTTATCCATTATGGAGTGTTCAAGAAACAGAAAACTGGATCAGTAGTAAATTACAACGAGTTGAAGCACTACTGGATCAACCACAAAATTCTAGTATTTTTCCTGAATGCACGGATGAAGAATTATGGGCAACTGATGAAGTATTCAAATATTACAAAAATCCAACTAAAACAGACAGATCAACTAAAAACTTTGCAACAATGGACGAAGCTCTACAACGTAAATCTCAAGATGGGGATGTAGGCATGATTCGAACAGTTCCAGGTGAAGTTAAAGCATGTCGTTATTGCTCAGTTGTCGAAATATGCAAGCAAGCACAAGATATGCAGATGAGTGGGAGATTGCATTTATGATTAATGGTATTAAGATTTATAGATCAGATGGAACATTAAAAGAAGAAATTTCAGAAGAAAAGGCTAGAGAACTATACAACGAAACTAATAAAGAAAATTGGTGCCTAACGCCTACTGAAAGAAGGCATTGGAACAATATGTTAACGAAAGAGCCCAAAGATACATCTCCTAAAGGCTTACAACCATGGATTAAAAGAACTCATAAAGTTAAGAAAAAATATACTATTAACTGTTCAGTTTGTAACAAAGAAGTAGTAAAATCTAGTATGGATGCTAAGTATTGTGGAAAGTCATGTTATGGAATTGCACGTAGAAGAGTCGCAAATAAAAAGTATAAACAAAGGAAAGGCGTATCTACGTCCCAGCTTTGATAGTGTTTATGTTTTCATGGTAACGAGTTTAGTACCCCAACACTTACGCAGACGTAGGTGCGTCTTAACTTAAAAGGTGAAATTATGACAGAAATTACTAAATGTAAAAAATTAGTTTCAGACATAATTATTAAACATTTATCACAAAAAGAGTATATAGCCGAAGTAAATAAAATATTCGAAGAAGTATTTGGATGTCCAGATAAGTTAGAGCCCAAGCCGAATCACTTACCTGAAAAAAGCCGAAAAATAATACAACAAAAATATGGCCTAGGCCGATCAGAGACTTAGTCACTTTGCCCTTGTAACTCAGATGGTAGAGTAACTGATTCTTGGAAATCGGTTTGTCGGTGGTTCGATTCCACCCAAGGGCATACTTTATAGGAGAGAGCTATGGATAAAAACGAAATTAATAATGAAATAAAAGAAATAACAAAAGGTGTTATCCCTAAAAGAAAAAAACATAGAGCAGAGTATCAAATGACATTAGGTAATCTGATCAAAGCTTTAAAAAGAGAACGAACTGGTTTACCAGTTATTATTTCTTCCGTATACCAAGGGTATACAGATAGATATCCAGGAATTCCTCACAGTTACCACGGATATCCAGAAGATTTAGCATTTACTTCTACAGATACTTTAGTAACTGTTGCAGAATTTCTTGCAGTATGTGAATCAATTATAGGAGATTCTTTTGCAATCAGTTCTCCTGTCTGGATTTCAGAAAAAGATACAGCTAGTAAAAATGGTATCGCAGACGTCATATCTAATGCCAATCAAATAACTTTAGTTACTAAAGAAATAAAAGAGGAGGTGAGTAATGCCATTGAGCCGTAATCAAAAATTACAATATATACAAGTAGTACTAGAGAGTGACGACATTGAACAAATACTAATAGATGTAGCTATACAATTTTTAAAAGAGATACAGGAGGCAGAAAATGAAGGAAAATGAGATGACAGATGATGAAATAATAAAAGATAGAGAAGAAAAGTATGGCTCTCCAAAAAAATGTTTTGAGACATGGGCAACTATATGCGTAGCATTAGATGACTACGCAAAAGAATCCCCTTGGGAGAATAAAGCTCATCTATATGCATTAAAGATGGCGGCTTTAAAAATAGTTAGATCAGTATGGAATCCACATACAGATGATAACTATCCAGATGGTAGGAACTATTTTACTATAGCTCAAATATGTAGTAGGGATTCACTTGCTCAGGGGAAAGGAAAATATGAATGAAAACATATCATCCATTTTCCGAAAAAATCGTCAATATCTTGGCTCGAAAAGTTAATAATGATAACCGTCATTTCTTTAGAGTATTAACAGCTTATTATTTATCAAAAGTAGCATCAATGATGAGATGTAATATCTTAACAAATGATCGAGACGTCATTCCCGTTAACACTTATGTCTTGAACTTAATGGTATCAGGAACAGGTAAAGGGCATTCAACTAATATTCTAGAACGTGAATTCGTAGCACATTTTAAAAAAGAATTCCTAAATACCATTTTTCCGAGAAAAGCCGAAGAAAATATGCAGACGTTAGCTCAAGAAAGAGCGGAATGGAGAATTAATACTGGGCAAAGTTTAGTTCCATTAGAGGAAGAATACAACACGCAATTAGCTAAATTTCAAAGCCACTTTGAAAGATTAGGGGAATTGGCATTTAGCTTTGATAGCGGAACTTCCCCAGCTGTTAAACAAATGCGGGAGAAATTATTACTTGCTTCAGCAGGATCCATGAATCTAGAGCTAGATGAAGTTGGATCAAACTTGTCTGCAAATGTAGATGTATTAAATGTATTTTTAGAATTATACGATGTAGGGTTAGTTAAACAAAAACTCACAAAAAATACGAGTGAAAATATTAGATCAGAAGAATTACCAGGTAATACACCTACTAATCTTATGATGTTTGGTACACCTACTAAATTATTAGATGGTGGACGAATAGAAGAAGAATTTAAACAGTTCTTAGAAACAGGTTACGGTCGTAGATTGTTGTACGGGTACACTGTAGATAATCATAGAACTAAGTACGCATCTGCACAAGAACGATATAAAATGATGGTAGACGAAAATTTAGCGAAAGAAATGCTAGATATACAAAGAGCCTTTACAGATTTTGCAAAAAGGCCTTTTAATCCTATTTTACGCATGTCTGAAGAAAATTCGATCTATCTAATTGAATATCAAATGAAATGCGAAGAACTTGCAGATGATATGAAAGATCATATGGCTATTCATAAGGCTGAAATGATTCATAGATATTACAAAGCTAATAAACTGGCTGGAGCATATGCTTTTACCGACAATAGTACGGAAATTACTCAAGATCACTTGGATTATGCTATTAGCCTAGTTGAAGACTCTGGAGAAGCCTTTCATACATTGATGCGAAAACAAGGCTCATATGAGCGTTTAGCCCATTATTTAGCTGATTGTGATAATGAGGTAACCCAGCATGAATTAATGGAAGAATTGCCATTTTATAAAGGCACAGAGCTACAGAGAAAAGACCTAATGACATTGGCTACATCCTTTGGATATAGAAATAATATCATAATCAAAAAGCGAACATTAGACGAAATTGAGTTCTTTATTGGTGAAACTTTAGCTGAGACAGATCTTAATAAATTAACAGTAAGTATTAGTAAAGAATTAGCTTACAACTACAAAACAGATCACCCGCCATTTGACTTATTACATAAATTGACTACAGCAGATGGCTATCATTATGCTGCTCATGGATTTGTAAATGGACATAGAACCAATGAAAATGTAATAGCAGGATTTGATCTACTTATTTTGGATTGTGATGGGGATGTATCTATGTCTACGGTTAAGGTGCTATTGGAAGATTATTCATTTCTAATGTCAACAACTAAGAGACATACACCTGAAATAAATAGATTTAGACTTATTTTACCCCTGTCTCACAGGATTAAATTGTCTCCAGGGGATTACTCTAAATTTATGATTAATGTGTTTGAATGGTTACCCTTTCCAGTTGATGAAGGAGCCAAAGATATAGCTAGAAAATGGGCTTCTTTTCCTGGAGTTTATGAATATAACCAAGGAAGCGTTCTTGACGCCACAATGTTTATCCCAGAAACCAAAAGAGCTGATGAAACAAGGGCTCAAATTACAACAGATGGGGTTAATAATATTGAGAGATGGTTTTACAATCATACCTCAACAGGTAATAGAGCTAATCACTTGTATAGATACGGAATGGTATTAATTGATGCAAAATTACCATTAGGAGATATCGTAGAAAAGTTGGAAGCATTTAATAGTAAATTAGACAATCCTTTACCAGAAGAACAATTTAGGAATAGTACAATTAAATCCATTTCTAAAGAATTCACTAAAAGGAGGGCAATTTAAACTTTATTGAAGGAATACATTATGAGAAAGAAGTATAAGAATAAGAAGGAACCTAAAGTAGAAGTAATAACTAGAATGCCTAGTATATTACATGCACCACAAACACAATCATTAATAAGTCATATTCAGAATCTTAAACCTATTTCAGCCGAAGATGCAAAGAGATTCCCACATAGAGTATGGGATAGAGCAGTAATAGATACATTAGCAGGTGGGGACACACGAAGTAGTAAACCCGGTAATAAGAAAAAATATTTAGAAGAAGCTAGAAAATATTGTTTTGCACAACACAGTATACTGCTTACTGCTGTTAAGAATGTAGGCTTACGAAGACTAACTAGTGCAGAAATGATCGTTAAGGGCGAAAGAAATAGAGATAAAAGTAATAATAATGAAAGAAAAGATGCTCATATGGTTAAAAATTGTGTAGATATTACAGAATTATCTCCAACTGATAAAAAGAAACGTGACGCTCTATTAGTAAATATAAAAGGACGGGAAATTATGAGCCGACCGTCTACATTTCAAGCACAATTACAGCACATACAAAATAATAATAAAAGCTTACCACTAGGAGGCAAAGATAGTCTAGCAGCATTAGAGGTACTTAAACAAGTCTTACTTGAAGAGAAGGAGAAAAAATGATTAACAACCATTTATTACTAGTATCAGGCAAATCTGCTTCAGGCAAAAGTGCTAGCTTGATAGACTTAGATAAACCTGAAGGAGTTATGTATTTAAATTGTGAAAATGGAAAAAAGTTACCATTTAAAAGCAAATTTAAAGAATACATTGTTACTGATCCCGCTCAAGTATATGAAGCTTTTAAAGAAGCGGAAAAAAATGAAAAGTTGAAAAACATACATACTATAGTAATTGATAGTCTTACGTATCTTATGGATATGTATGAAAGTACTAAAATAGTTCCATCTACAAATAGACAACAGTCTTGGGGAGATTACTATCAGTATATGAGAATATTAATGTCTCAAATAGTAGCTAAGTCTACTAAAAATGTAGTATTTCTAGCACACAGTTCAGATGTGTTAAACGAAGCCGAACATGTTACCGAAACCAAAGTTATGGTTAAAGGGGCTTTAAAAAATATAGGCATAGAAAGTTTCTTTACTACAGTTATATCCACGAAGAAACTATCTTTAGAAAAGTTAGATGATAAGAATGCTAAATCTCCATTTTATAAAGTTACTGATGAAGAAAAAGACTTAGGATTTAAATATGTATTTCAAACTAGAATAACTAAAGACACAATACATGAACGGATCCGATCTCCTAGAGATATGTGGACTGCTAAAGAAACATATATAGATAATAATTTACAAAATGTAATTAATAAACTTCATGAACATTACAAATAAGGAGAGCTATGAGTCATCCAGGAAATGACACAATTATAGACAATGAACGAGATCGCATTACTGTAGATGCATCAAGAATCAAATTAATAGATGATATGGTTTATGTAGCTACTAAAATGGGAATTGGGGTGGTACAAGAAATTGTTGCAGAAACTCTAAAAAGAAAACCAGGTATGTCTGTTAAAGAATTTGCAAAAGTACTAGACGAATACCTTGAAAAACAAGAAGAATTAAAGAATCGCCACTAGCCATGGTGTTTTTAAGAAGGGAGCATAAGCTCAATCAATCACTTTAAAATAAGGACATAAATTATGAGTGAATGGGAACTACCAAAAAATGTGGAAACGCAATCCATAGAACGTGTAGGTGGAGGCGGATTTGCATGGGAGTCTGGTGTATATGACGCAACTGTTAAAATGGTTTATCTTAATCAGTCTGCATCTGAAGCCGTAAGTTTTAATATTATTCTGGAAAATTCAGAAGGTAAGGAGCTAAGAGAAGCTTTCTGGATTAAATCAGGAAAAGCTAAAGGGAACAAAACCTACTATACAAAAGATGGTAAAGATTATCCACTTCCAGGATACTCAATTGCTAATTCTATGTGCGTAGCAGTTTCAGGAGATCCACTAGCAAAATGCATGGATTCTGCTGAAAAAAAGACTGTTAAAGTTTGGGACTCGGAGAAAAAACAAGAGGCACCTGCCGAACGACCAGTACTAATGGGGCTAGTTAATAAGCCAGTTAAAGTAGCTGTTCATCAAGTTATAGAAAATAGGCAAGTGAAGAATGAGTCTACTGGAAAATATGAACCAAATGGACAGACCCGGACTGTAAATGAATGCAAGTTCTTTGGTAACAAAGACGGCAAAACTGCTGAAGAAATTATTAATAAGACTGAAGCAGTTAAGTTTAATAAATGGGCTGAAAAGAATACAGGCTCAGTTATTAATAAAGCATCTAATACGCCTAAAGGTAGTAATTCTGCTGCAAGTATTATGGGTAGCACACCCACAGACCAAGCAGATTCACTATTTGCTAACTGATGTTAGTTGTAGGGATAGACCCAGGTACTAATGGAGCAATCGCTGTACTGGATTCTGCGAATCCAGACAGCGTTGCTCTACTTAATTTAAAGAATAATGAAGTTTGGTACATATGGCACTGGCTAAATGACCTAAAATTAGTAGAAAAGAAATGTAGAGTATGGGTAGAAGACGTACATTCTATGTACGGTATGTCAGCTAAATCTAATTTTGGATTTGGTAGAAATTTTGGAACTGTACTTACTATTGGAGAGTTACTTACAGGAGCTTTTCCTAGAACAGTTACCCCTAAGATATGGCAAAAATATGTAGGAGTAACAGTTAAAGGAAAAGCTATTAAGAAACAAGTAGGAGAAATAGCTAAGAACTTATACCCTAATGCTACATTACATGGTAAAAGAGGCGGTCTGCTAGATGGCAGAGCCGATGCATTAATGATTGCCTATTATGGATTAAGACATAGACGAACGGAGGACAAATGAAAATAGAAATAGATATAGATATTGAATCTATAGTAAGAGAAGCACTAAAGAAAAAACAATCAGCTGGTTTAAATTCACTAATTGAAGAAGTAGTTTCTATACCCGTAGAAACTCCTACTACTAATAGTAGATCTAAATGGGAGTATGGCCGTAGAAATGGAAGACGCAGATCTACAGAAGAAATGGCCTTACATGAAGAAGAAAGAAGACTTGGACGTAGACTAACCCCAGAAGAAAAGGGAGCAGTTAAAGGAAAAGTTTCTATTGAGGACTCTATTGAAACAAAAGTAAAAGAAGATACTATCAGGAAAGATAGAATTCAAAAATTAGCAGAAGAGGGTTTAGCTGCGGCATCTAAAGAGTTAGAAGATGAGGCAACTAAAGACGGTATTCCAAAAACGGAAGATCTAGATAAGCTAGATTCCCTGTTCTCATGACACATTTAAAAAGTATTTTATATACAATAATAACTGTTATTGTATTAATTGCTAGTCTTCTACTATTACCTATAGCAATAGTACTAATAGGAGGCCTGGCATTATATTTTGTTATTAGAGTACTGTTGTGGAAACCAGAAGAAGGATCCGAATTCTAAAAGATGTATTTAGCTGCGTCTGATCCAGCTTCCCACGCACTTACCTGACTCGCTTCATCCATTAGGTTAAAACTTTGAAATGTATTAGGTAAAAATTGCCCACCTAGCCACGAACTGTTTATATTAGCTAGAGTAGGTACTCCTGTAATCTCTTGGATTACAGCAGAAACACCTACAGCTGTAGGACTAGATTTTATTAGTTGTCTAGATGCTCTAGTGTTACGTAAGTAGTACGAAAGGAATGCAGTAGCTCCGATAACGTCAAGAGCTTCTAATACAGGAAGTAACGCTTCATCAAATAGTACAAAAGCAGTAAGGGCATCATGCATTGCAGTATTAAAATCTTGTCCTTTAACATGCATAGCATGTTCCATCATTACATACCTACCCATAAAGTCAGTCATCTGAACTAGTTGCCTAGCTGCTTTTAAAGGAGCACTACCCTTAGTCATAAATGCCCATGATGCGGCAGTTTGTATGCTTACTGGAATTTTATCACCAACCTTTTTAAATTTTCCTTTAAAAATAGTACGTTTCATACGATTCCAATAACCATCAATCTGTGCTTCATTCACGTCCTCAACAATCAATGAATTTAAACCAGCTTCACTCATTCTATGAAGCTTATTACGTTGAATTCTGTCCATTAATCTACGTGCTTTAAAGGCTTCTGGGCTATTAACTTTATCTAGGCCTTTAGTCTCGATAGTGTGCATTAGTTTAGCATGTTGAATATTATGATCTTTATATTTTATGTATTCATTAATTCCCTCAATAGTTTTATTAAAAATAAAAGAAAGAGGAATTTTACGCATCAATAGTTGAAAAATATTAGAACGTAGATTTCCGAAGACTACAGCAGGCATAGTTAGTACTATTCGACTTTTACCATAACCTACTGTTTGTCTAAGTGCGTAATGCATTAATCCAGCTATTTGTTTACTTACTTGAGCAAGCCAACTATCTCCTTCAAACACTTTCATTTGAGTAATATCAAGTTGCCTATATCCAAATACTTTATCAATAATATCTTCCCTAACCATAAATGTTCCGTTTACGGCATATTCTTGTATATAAGTTCTAATAGCTTTAGGAAGTTTTCTAAATCTATCAATGTATTTAGAATCTGGATCTAAGAAATCTATAAATTGCTCTGGATGTTTACCATATAGATCCTCTTGTTCATGAATGAGAAGATCAATTGTATCCATATCATTTTTAATTGTGTTAGAACGATCAGCGTATCCTGATTCCATATGTGCTAACACATTTTGAATTTCTAAATCAGGACGTAAAAGTTCTTTTACAGATCGGTGATTCATCATTATACGATAGTCTGTAATCCTATTATTTTGATCTCTAATTGGGGTAAAAGCAAATCTCTCGTCAAAACCTAAGTTCTTAGCTAAATTACCACTAAACTTTTTAAACGAATCAATCTTAGATTTAATCAACGCAAAATCAGGTTTACCTGTTGCAGGATGTACATAAGCAGGATTCTGTAATAGTACTTCAGTTAATGAGGTTCCCATATGTCGTTGATTAGTCGTAGACATAATCCCGGATATATCAGCTACTTCTGGAATATTTCTATTGATATACATTGTATCAAGTGTTTGTGATCTATCTATTTTACCTAATGGGTACGAATGTTTATATCCACGAGCAGCCATCTTATCTTTATCCGCGGCTGATCCAATTTTGATATCTGTAAGATTATCCATACGTTCAACAATATAGCCTTTAACCATTTGAACAGGATCTCCATCAAACAGATCTCTTTGAGATTTTGTTTTGTACCAGATATGATTATCGAGTAAATCAATCATTCCATTAGCATCTGGATCTGCATTAAATTCTCTAGTAGATAGTTGCTGAACTTTCTCTCGTTGTCGAATATCAAGATGAGGGATAGAAGATATAGTTGCATATGCATCTAATAAATTAACTTGTGCTGGAGTAAAGTCTCCTTCTAAGTGATCAAGAGCAATGGAATACGCATTAGTATATGCATCATGTTTTTTACGGTCGCCAGTTGCAATCCAGTAACCTAATTCATCTGCATATGCTATAGCTTCACTATCTTTAGTTAACCCAAGTTGTCTTCTAATTTGATCTTTTAATCTACTTCTTTCAATTCTAGCAACCTTATCCTCTCCTAATAGGTTCATAATTTTTCTAGTGGCATTAGGATCTTTATCTGCAAATCCTAAAGTATGCATCTTACGAAGACTAGATAGATCTGCTCTTAAAAGTACATCAGTAAGAGCTTCTCGAGTTTCAAAAGACATCCATTTATCATCTCCACTATCATCTGGTCTGGATTTCCAGATAGTTTTAAACCATTCATTAGAGAATGTCTCTGCTTCTCTACGTCTTTTAGATATATTAATTTTAGAATGAAGTAGTTGTTCTACCAGTTTCGGATTCTCTAAAGCACCGCCTCCTATTTCTTTAGCAACACCACGCATAGTAAAATTAAGCAAACCCATAATATGATCTCTAGTTGCTTTAGCGTGAACACTATCACTCATGGTTAGGTACCCTGCATATGTACCCATAGTTGCAACTTTAAATGGTATTGGAGATGTTTCCCCACCTGGCCCGTATTTTTCTGTTTCAGCAGCTACTGTTGCAACAGCTTGATCAAAAAATTCAATTATCCGAGCGTCAGAGCGTTCTAAAAATTGAATAGTTTTACTATCTAATTGACCATATTTACTTTTATGTTTATTTTGCATAGCAACTAATTGTTCCGTAATCGCTATAGCTTCAGCATAAGCTGTCGTATCATTGGACTCTACTTTCTTATTAAGTATTCGTTTAAAAGCATTTACAATTGATTGAACGAATTCCATAAATTTAGTTAAATAGCTTCGATCTTTAGCAAGTTGTTTTGATTTCATATAATCAATTAAAGATCTATTCGTAAGAGCCATTGATAAAAACTCAGTTAGTCTATCCTTAGAATCTGCTGTGTCGAAAGCATGTTTATATTGTGCTTTTGCTAATTCAGTTTCTGCACCTGTAGCTAAATTAACTGGACTAGTTCCTTTAGGACGGAATACTTTCCAGCCTTCACCCTTAAAATCTTTATGTAGTTCAGCTTCTAATTCATTATGTAAGCTTTCAAGTCTATCTGCTAATACAGGATCTTCTTCCAGTGCAACCAATGTCATAGCATGAACCATTTCATGAATATATGCTTCATGTGGTGATTGCCCATTACGCCCTCTAGGAGGTAATTGACTAACAGACATAGTTATGCGTTCACTTTCTGGTTCATAAGTTGCTTGAGTAACTCCTTCTATTTTCTCCATTGTTAAAGTAAGATCATTAGTTTCTTGAAACCCGTCAGATACAATATCTAATATTTCATTTAACGTAGATGTATGTGAATCCATTTCATCTTGACTATCGTAGTACTTACCTGAAAGAGCTTTAAATTTATTAAACAGTGATCTAACATTATCACTAGTAATAGTTCCTAGTTCTTCAGTAGAAGTTATTTCACCTTTAGGAAAGGCTTTTAAAGAATGAAGACCATATTTTTTACCTAATTTTGTAAGTTTTATATCTAGATCTTTATTATAAGCAGGAAATAAATTAGTTTGCTCCCCATAGTGTTTATTAAAATTACCACTATCTCTAGATATCTTTGGGTTATAACCCATAGATTTCCCCATTGCTTCAAAAGATGTAAAGCTAAATGTTTCTGTATTCTTATTATAGTTTTGTTCAAACTCACTTAGTGTGTCAGTTTCAGATAATTCTTCATTAGATAAATTATACATATGGTCTATATTAGTGTAGCCATCTTCTAGTAGCTTTTGTCTTTGCTCAAGTACTTTTTGTGTAATTGCTTTAGCTCTTTCAGATATAACACTAAGACTAGATTTGTCATTCCACTCAAGATATTCTGGATTAGCTTCCCATACACGCATTTTTACTTTATCTAATCTAGTAAGTTTTTTACCTACCTTGGCATTTTTAAATCCCATTCTCAATCTGTCATCGTCAAGTTTATGTTTTTTTATAAAATTCTTATATTTCGTAGCTTTAGTTCGATTATCTATATCTTGCCTAAATTCTTCCATTAGTTGAAGAGCTTGAGCAGTTAATTTTTCTTCTCTAGCTATTCGCTTTTGTTCTTTCTCAGTTAGTTCTATAGCATCTACTATATCTTTACGATCTGTATTACGCAGAACCCCTAACATTTGATTATGCATTGCTTCCATAATGCTATGTGTTGTATTGAGTTCCCAGTGTATTTTGTTATAGGTTCTTGTCAAGTAATTTGCCATATTAATACTGGCATTAAGTCCATCATGAAGAGCATTTATTTTTGCTTGTTTTAAAAGTAATTCAGTCATAGCTGATGCGTCTTGGTTGATAACCTGACGAATTAATACAGCTAATCCAGCTGCATCGAATACCAATGATCGTTTAGGTGTAGATCTGGATGTATATTTTTGTCTTTCACGATCATAAAAGTTAATTTCAGCTTGGTTCTCTTCTATATCACCTTTTTTAGTTGTAAATTTAGTAGAACTTAAATCAATACCGCCTTCAATTGTTCCATCTTGGAGCCTTGTAGCTAAAGCACCAGCTACT